CATCGGCTGCATTGGTAGCGTCTGCATTGTCAAATGCGGCCCTATTGCATGATGGCCTATCGTCTTCAGCAACAGGCGGCCTGTACGATTCAGCAAGCGTAAACGGCGCAGCTGCAAAAGAATTTTTCATGGACAGCGTGAGTTCGCATAATTCAGCGCATGCCGCTGAAGTGCCGACCCTGGCGATGGTGACGATTGCAACGACTATTGCCAATGCAATGCCGATTGTTTCTTACCTGCCAAACCCTAAAGGCTCACAGACTGTACCTATGGTGTATGTCCGTCAAGTTGCTAACCGCGATTACGGCCAAACCCTAAAAGGTGATTTCCTGGATGGTGAAAAAGCGGCAAATCAGTATTTCGATTCTGTGCACCGTTTAGAACTGACTTCAGCAGATCGAACCACGTTCACCGTGAAAGCCCATCGTTGTGTAGAGCCTGGCACCTTAACGCCAGATGCAACGTCTGGCCGTCTGCCATTGGTTGCCGGCGCGACTACGATCAATGTAGGTGGCTTGGCATTCGCAGGTGATGAACAAACCCATGCAACAAGTGGTTCGACTACCGGCAAATTGTCAGTACTGGCATTTGATCAAGACGGCGTGACCTTAAATGGTGTGGCTTACAAGCTGATCAGCGGTTACGTGGATCTTGATAAAGATGAAGTATCGATCACTTTAGACAAAGCATTGCCGGATGATGTGAAAGTCATTGCAAACGTGGTGGCGAACTACGAAGCAAAAGACGCAAACAGCAACTTCATTTTAGTGCCGCCTGGTGTTGAAGCGAAGATTGAATATCAAAGCGTAACTGCCCGTGCGATCCGTGCCATTTATACCGCTTCAATTGATGCCATCACTCAGATGCAGAATGAATTGGGTGTGGACATGCGAGCTGCATTTGTAGCCGTAGTGATTGCCAAGCTGATGTTTGAGCAGAATTGCCGTCTATTGGCTGAAGCGAAAGCCCGCGCCGTTGGTATTGGTTCGGTACGTGAACTGGATCTTAGCCGCGGTTCAAGCATGACCGTTGCATTCAACAAAACTTCAGATATTGCGTCTGAAATCATCCCGGCCGTTGAAGAACAAAAACGCCGAATGATTGAAGATACCGCGCATGCGCCGTCTGGTTTTGATGTGTATGTGACTGGCTCACTAAGCACGTTAATGCGCTCTTTGGCTGATGACACCAACTTTGTACCGTCAGGTATTACGTTAGGTGCCCCGAATAGCATGGTGCGCCTGGGTTCACGTGGTACTGACAATTACTACTACCTACCTTCAAATGCCGGCGTTCTGGATGAAGGTGAAGACATTATCGATGTTGGTGGTGTGGATACCGTAGTGACTTTTGCGGAAATGATGATGATTGCCCGTAACGAAGTGGCCGCAAAATCAATGTTCTTAGGTCATGTCGCGGTTCCAGTTGTGACCGGTGATGTGCAAGCCGTGGCATTTGAACAGGGTGTGACGTTCTATACCCGTCAAGCCGCTGAATTGAACAAAAACAAGCGTTTCGGTCGCCAGTCAAGCGTATTGCGCATTCTTAACCTGCCTAAGTCTATGACTACTGCAGTAACGCCATAAGAAAACAACCCATAAATGGCGTGTTCATCACGCCATTTACCTTCTTAAATATTCACTTAGGTAAATTCTTATGACCGAACTAAACGGAACCCCACAAGCGCCAAGCGAACCTGAAGCACCGGTAGAAAAAACCGCAGCTGAAAAGAAAGCTGAAGCGAAAGCCCTGGCAGCCGCGGAAAAAGCAGCAGCAGCAGAGGCCGAGGCCAAAGCCCAGGCAGAAGCCGAAGCAGCAGAAAAAGCAGCAGCAGAAGCTGAAGCGGCTGTACAAGCCCGTATCAATGCCGCATTAAAGGCCCAGGCCGATGAATATGCAGAGGCAAAGGTAGCAGAGGCAAAGGCAGCAGTAGAGGTAGCGGCAAAGGCTGAAGCACAAGCCAATGCCGTACCTGAATTGACGGCGATGCAGCTACGTGTGACCAATAAAGGCGCCCGTGCGATGTGTCATGTAACGCATGCCTTAATCCCGGCCAATGCAAGCACTGTGATCACGTATAAGAGCATGCAAGACAAGGCTTTGGCGAAAGGCAACTTTGCGCAAATCAATGCTTTAAAAGGTACGAAGCGTTTTGAAGTGGAGGGCTAATTGCCATGACACGTTATGTATTAGCAGTAGGTTATAACGGCCTGGATATGTACCTGGCCGATGAATACGATGGTGATGATGGTGACTACTTTTTTGCCCTGAGTTTTGATTTAGCCAATCACCTAGACGAGAGTGTTGCACTTGAAATAGCCCTGAAATCAACCTTGCCACAAGTGGGCCCGATTGAAGGCTTGAACCTGGATCTTAAATTCATCGATCAGGCAACAGGCGATATCGTCTATGCAGCAAACGGCGCGATCATTGCTGATGACAATGACCAAATGAACTTCATGCTTGGCAATAGTTCGATCACGTCAATTATGGAGGCAATGGACGATTTCAGCGATGTATCAATGGAAGTCTACCGGTCGCAATCGTCTGATGTGGGCGATCTAGCTTGCTTTAATGAATACGGTTCATTAGGTCGCAATAAGGAAGTGATCGGTATCCCATCGGGCCCAATGCCAATGACTGAATCTGTCTTTGATATTGTGACCAATCAGGATATTGAGCCAAGCAGCATGTATATGCAATTTACCAATGATTTCGGGCTATTTACCGAGTTATTGCAGATTGCCAATAAGATCAATGTGGATCTATGGGTAGAGCTTGACCCAGGTTTAAGCACAGATGAAGCTATGATGCTTGCCCAGGATCTAGCGCCGTTTGATCATCATGTACGCTTGCTTTGGTCGCCTATTCGTGCCCGTCCCCTGGATGCAGTCGGCTTAAAAGGCAAGAAGGTCCCGCGTCATGTGGGCGGCTATGTGTTGGGCCAGTTGTTAAAACGCCGTGCACAAACCAATAGCCAGGGTGTGCCGCCTTTGCATATCCCAATTGCCGGTTTTGATTATCCGATTCCATTTTTAGGCATTGAACAAAACCCAAGTGTGATCCTTAACGATTTCACCCGCAAAATGTTAGCCGAATGTCAGCTGAATGTTGTGGAACGCATGAAGTCGCCAAATGGGGTGCGCTTTGTGATTGGCGATTGCTTGACTGCAAACGGCGATAATACCAGTGCCTTAAAGCTGAGTAATGTCAGTGATATTTCGATGTTCATTGATAACCGCCTGAAGATGATCATTCACCGCCATCTACTCAAGCCGACCGACACCTTTATCGCAGATGCTTTGGAAGAATGTGGCCGCTTTCTGGATGCATGCACAACCAAAGACCGCCCGCTATTGAAGAAATCGAGCGAGTTCAGCGGATTCTATAGCCTTTCGATCATTCCACGTGAAGACCGTCCTTATGACGCCGTAGACGTGAAGTGTAAATACCATCCACAAGGCGCAGTACGTGCCGCCTACCTAGATACCACTGTCACCAAAGGCGCAAGCCGTTCTGGTGGCATGACCCCACAGCCTGAAGGGCCACAATCTCAAGCGCCACAATAATTTAAGGATTTTTTGTTATGAACCAATTGTTTGATTTTTTAAACCCATTGAATCAGCCGATGCTTGATAGCGTAGCGGCCCAGGCAGCAGCTGCAGTAGAACAGGCATCCCCGATCAATGCTACGGCTTTAAATTCTGAGATCCAGAGTCTACGCAAAGCTGCTTTGGCCGCGATCTTTGTCCTGGCAGGTTCGGTGATTGAAAATGATCTTGCTGAAGATGAATTGCCAAGCGACCGCCTGGATGCACTGATTGCCGGTATTTCAACAGATAGCGATGGTGAAGAGCTTGAACTTGATACAACATCACTGGATATCGTAATCGCATGCATGCAAGATGCCCTGGCAACTTTGGGCGTGGATGACGGCATGATTTCAGCCATGTTTAGTGCAGGTGCCGAGGCAGATGAAGCCATTGAAGCAGCCGCTGAAATTGTAGAATCCAACACGCCAACAGGTGAAGACCTGGACGAGCTGATTGACCTGTTTGTTTATGGTGAAGCTGAAGACGATGAACTGTTTATGGACGGCGTATCCCTGGGCAAAACCACAACCAAATCCGGCAAGTTCGGTAAAGTGGTTTATAAAGCCGTGAAAGCGATCCGTAACGGTAAAATTTCGATTGTGAATAAACGTGTGTCAGGCAAGGTAAAACTAAGCCCGAAACAACGTGCAGCTTTGAACAAGGCGCGTCAAAAGGCCGGATCTTCAAGTGCGATCAGCAAGCGTGTACGCTCTATGGCGAAAGCCCGTAAACTGTAAAATTGTTCAATTGAACATTATGTTCAAATGAACAATACCAGGTATTTAAACAAAGCCCGCATAAAGCGGGTTTTGTTTATTGGAATATCGAAAAAGTGCCGTTTATGAATCCGTCAAAATGAGGGCATGAATTGAATCAGAGTGCTATCTCATGGCGAAAAAGTTTGTACTGGGCGAATTAAGTGAACAACATGCCTTTGTTTTAGAGATTAAGGAAACCTTGCAAAAAGCCACCAAGCAGACCGTGGCTTATATTGCCGTGGATAAGCTGATTAAAAAGGCTGATGTAGCCACAAAAAAGGTCACATTTACTTTTGAGGAAGGGCAGACGATTGGCCTGGTATTTCGGGTAGACGGCGATGTAATTCAGCATGCTTTGAATAGCAAGAATATCCCACTATCAAAAGTGATGGATTACGACAAAATGAGTGACTTTAATGCCGGCCTGGAAGATTTGGGCTTAAAACTTAAAGCCAATCAGGAAAAGTTCAATATTAAGCGTCAATCTGCCCGAGTGATGATCCCACAGACCAAAGCGCCATCATTAACGGTGAAAAAACGCATTCAACAGGCCCGTGATGTTCTTAAAGAATTGGAAGATCAGATTGCACAGCACCGGGCCCATACGGCGCAAAAAGCAGCAGAATTAACCAAAATCGAAGGGATGGCAGCATGATTGATTTAATAATGCTGTATGCCTTTATTGTCGGCATGGCCCTGCTTAATTGGGGCCTAAACCGCTTTGCCTTATTCCGTGGCCTGAGTACCGCATTCTTAAAAGAGCGGCAAAAACCGGGCTTTCAGTTTTTTTTCAATAAGCACAGTGCGCCGTATATGAAAGCAATGGTATGGGTCGCGCTTTACGTGCTTTTGGTCGGCTTTGCTGCAGGGCGTCTACTCTACCTGGTCGATCTATGGTCACTGGAAACCGCCATTGTGGGCCTGGTGCTCATGTCCTTTTTGGCAAGGGAAAGGGTGCATTACATCACGGCCATTTTTGTTGTGACGCGAGTGCCCCAGGTATGAACTACATTTTTAAGATTTCAGATATCGAACGCATGATCGAACATTGGATGAATACCCCGCCCAATGGTTATATCGGCGTGACTTATGGCCGAAATTTACGTGAACTACTGCATAAGCCCATGACTGAAGATTCTGCCAATACCCTATTGGATTGGATGCGGGAGGATATGCCGATTTTAAGACAGTTGAGCGATGCAGATTTCAGTGTGGTTGAACAAGAACTGGGTTATGACAAGAAAGCCTTTTTTATTCAGCTTTCGAGCATTTTGATCCCGATTCCCACCCGAGTTGATGAAAATATTTTAGGGGCTTAAACATGCCGTCATTAAGTAAGATCCAACAAGTTACCGCGATTGCCTTGCAGCAGTACCCGGAAATCGCAGCACGTTACAATGCCGGAGATCCGACCGTGACGGCGCCCATTCAGGCCATGCAGCACATGCTTGCCGAATTGAGCCGCGATGTGGACGTATCCGAGCTTGAACCTTTTGTGAAAAGCCGTGAAGCAACTATTTTAGCCGATGCCACCAACAAAGGTATTTTGCCACTGGCTGAGCCTTGTCAGCACTATGTCACGATCCTGAATAACAGCAATAGCCGGATGACCATTGCGTCAGGGCGTACCTTTGAGGACGGGCAGGGTCGACCGTGGCGTTTT